ATGAAGATGATGCTCTGTCTTACTTCCAGAAACTTGCTGAAGAGTGATTACTGATACAATCTAATATTTTCAGCACGTTTGAGGGTTTCACTTACATACTGAGTGGAACCCTCTCTGTATATCATGAGATCTTCTAGATCATCACGAACAACCTGTAGATATTTTGGTTTAAGTAAGTAGATATTTCTTTTTGTATCATTTATTTTTTGTTCGTATTGATAGTTTGTGACTGGTATTGTTGGCGTGATAGTTTTTGTATCACCTGCTATCTCATCAAAAAAGGTTACAGAATATGTTGACTCTACCTGTAGTCCTTTGTTTACGATTACAACATCTCTAGCATCCTTTACTTCGATGGTTTCATAATGATGAATACCATTAATTAAATTTACGTAAGTATCATATTTTTCAATCATCAATTCATCAAACACGCTGTTTGGTATTGGCCACTCATTTTGAATATTTACAATGTTGTTTGCCAATAAAACTAACCAGTCAAGAGTAGAATCGTTATATATTTCAAACGCCACATTATCAGGGCGATCGTCACCTCTAATTTGATATTTTGTAAAGAAAGTAAGATCTTGAAAAATATCTTCTCTTAAAAATCCTCTCTTAAAAAAATTTTTGACAGTAATATAATCAGAGATTTTTGCGTCAGGAAGTCTACTGACGTATTCAAAATCGGGAACTTCTGAAAAATAACTTGACATCTTAGAAACCTATTGTTGTGTCAGCGTTGTTGTCGAGTTCTGTATAGTCCTCGTTATATACAGGATCAAGTTCTTTGAATTGCATTTGCATTTCATAAGAAACCATTGCACCATCTTCAAAAGTAGCGTAATTATTCTCTGGTGTGTAATTCACACTCATACCAATCAAGGCACACTCCTTAAATTTATTTAAAAAATCATGAGGGGTTTGTCCTCTATGAAGATATTGTAGTTGAAAAGTATGGGGTGCTTTTACAAACAGATTCGCGTCTGTTCTCTGTGGTGACATTCCCTGTTTAAAGAATCTAATAATTTTTCTAATTTCTTTGCTTTCATCACCACTTCTTGCAGACATCTTGAATGTAAAATTGAAAGGTCTTAATGTAGGACCGTTAAAAAGTAACTCAAGGTTTGGATTCAACACTTGCCCTTGAGTTCTAGCAAGAATTTGATCAAGGGGAACGCCTACTGCTGCAGCGGTAAAATAACCTTTTACAGACTGTCTTAGTTGTTCAGCATTACCTCCAATATCTCCTATTTTTTGTGCAACATTTCCAGCAGCTGCTCCAAGTCCCTCATTAAATGCAGTTAATGCAACGTTTACACCTGCTGCTTGGATTGGATTCAGTCTTCCGTCACCCCAACCTGCTTGATTTTGATCTTGAATTCCTGCGGGCACAGGTAATGTTACTGTTCCAATAGAATTTCTATTTTTTGTGGGGGTTCTTCTATCAACGCCACCAAGAGGACCTTTATTTGTAATTTTTCTTGGTTTGAATTCTAGCATATCAAACTTAATTACATCCATGGTGGATGATCCTAAATCAAGTGGAAACTTTAAATCTTTACCAAACTGTTTTCTGGTCCCAGTATTTTTTTGATTGTTGTTTAAAGATGAATTCGCAACGTTTGCGGATGAGGTTTCAGTATTGAGTGGACGACCCTCAAGTCCACTGGGGGGTGGATCTGTTTCGACATTTTGTTTTGCACCTAGAATAGTATCAACATCATCAGGAACAACATCCATTCTCTTTCCTAATTCTGCTTTGATGCCATTATTTGTAGTTCTATTAATAGGCGAATCAGAGTTCGCTAGGTCTTTCTGCAATTCAGCATCTGCTACCCCTGCCATGAGTGGATATTCTGGGTCTGAGTAAGACCATTTACCATCTTTTTTTATTGCCGCTGGTTGAAA